ATCGACGATTATTGACACCAGCCCGTCAGGGGAGCCTTCGGCACTCGCAAAGTCGAGCGGGTCGATGGACAAGCCGTCCAGCAACTGCGTTACCCAGATGCGTTGGCTATTCGGCTCGTTGAAGACGAAATAACCGTCTAGGTAGCCGACCGTTACCGCGCCCGGAAAGTCGGGGTCAGTGATCTGCTGGAAGACGTTGGTGTTGCTGTTGTAGATAAACCCGTTTGGGTTACACGCTACGAAGATTTGGATGCCGTTATCGGCCATCGACACCGGGCCGCTGCCCGTAATATCGCCGAGCTTGGTAACGTTTAAGTTACCGTCAACCTTGTAGAACTCGCTGCCCGAGGCGACGTACAGGCTGTCTCCCAATGGATACAACCCACGAATCGGCCCAGAACCCACCGACATGTACTGACGTAGGCCAGGGCAACGCTGAAGATACGCAGGCTCCTTTCCCCCTTCGGGTACAACCTCGGGGTACAGATTCACCAACCGATTGTCGGCGGCGTTTACGCTGCGTGCAACGTAACTCGACCCGAGGATCGGCGACTTCATTAGTAGTTGCCAGCAAAGATGTTGTAGCGATTGCGACGAGCCATCAGGCTGTACGGCATCGCCATCACGTCATCCGGGTTGTTGATACGCTTGAGATTGCGCTTGCTGTACATCGCAACGCGGCGCACGTCCGGGGACGGCGCGACACCAAACTCAGGCGCAAGTTCCAACGCTAAGTTGTATCGGAACGCACGCAGATACCCTGGCGGCATCAGCAACTCAAGACTCAGCGAAGCCGGGTCAAGGAGTTTCTGCACCGAGATAAAGTGGAACTCTAGCGTCCTGCTCGGCACCGGATACACCGACATTGAGATGTTCGGGAACGTCATGTTAACGAACATGACTTGCGGGTAGGTGCTAGTCACCGTCTTTACAGCAATACCGTTGTACTGCTGCTGGTTAATAAACTTGATGCCATACGACACGTTCGTCGTCGGATCACGGAAGAACGTCGAATCATCGAGCAGAATCGGACGCTGCTGCGCTGGGACAGGATTATTGTCCTCAAGCGACAGATACTGGTCATCCTGCGTGATGATCGGCACTTCAGACTGCGTGCCAATGACATAAACGAAATCGCCCGTCGGGCCTAGCGTTTGAATACGCGCACCGGCAGGCCAAAAATACGTCTGGTCTTGCGTGCAGAACACGGCAAGACGTTCCGTGTTCCAGCTATCCACCATCTGATCGAACGCAGACAACGAGTCCTGCGCCATCGCCGCTGAAGGCGTTTCACCTTCCGCTAACACACCCAGAAGGCGCAGTGCGCCGTTAATCTGGTCAGCAACGGTTGTCATCGGTTAACCCTTCCGTTTGCGTCGAGCCTTCAACTGATTTTGCATTCCAGAATCCTCCGACGCCGACATTTCTGCCGACGCCGGAGTATCCGAATCATCGTCTTCAGATGGGTCAAATTCTTCCCATCCTTGCTCCATATCCTCTCGCGCTTCCAACCACGAGATCGCTATTTTGTCCCCATGTCTGGGATGGCGGAGATAGATATTGGGCATAGGTTTTACGAAGCGAGAAGCGGTACGCTGTACCAAGTGGTCGAATCATACGCCACAAGAATGACGGACGTCTTGGCCGCCATGTTGTAAGACGCATTTGCCGAAAGCGCATTGATCGCGTCCCCAGAGGCCGGATAGACCTTTAGGACGGCGTTCGCCGCGTCAGCATTCTTGATCACTAGAAACAGGCCAGCCTCTGCCGCAGGCAAAATCACGCCCTTAGTCGCATCAGCGCCCGTGACAAGCGTGAACCCGGTGCCTACAGCCGCAGCGTCGGTCTGGGCAGAGCCAGTCGCCGCAACGGTCGAAACGCCAAGGAAAAGGCTGCTGAACTGCGGGTCCGCGAAGGCAACACCAACTGCCTGTGTATTAGGCATATCAATACCCCTTTAGGTTGTGCCCCCGGCGGGTTTCCCCGCCGAGGGCGTTGCCATTAGCCGAGACGGTAGACCGTCCAAGCAGCGTCGCCAGTCTTGCGAGCGCGGAAGTGGGCCGACGTACCGTCAGCAACCACCGCCGAGCCAACAACTGTCCAGCCCGTGCCCGAGAAGGTCACGTCGTTCGCCGCATTGTCGCCAAGATTGACGCAGAAGAAGTCGAACGTGCTGCCAACACGAGCGCTCGCCACAGCGGCGTCCACAAGGGACGCAGCCGCAAACGAATAAGTGCCCGCATCGGTGCCACCGGAATCAACCGAGAAAACGCCATTGACCAAATCAGCGACAGCGATAGTGCCAGTCGAACCCGAATAGGCCGTGACGGCGCCAAGAACGCCCATCAACGGCTCAGACGAATTGCCAGCGCCAACCTGATAGCCGCTAGTACCGTTTGCAAGTGCCATTTTAGTTACTCCTTAAATTTAACCATTAACCCCAGAGGCGGACAGCCATCTGCGGACGGATCACCGAGTAGCCATACAGCACGTCGATACGGCACGGCATACGGTCGTTGTTGATGTCGTACTGACGAACAACGCGCATGGAGATACCGTTGTGGACCTGACGCGAAGCCATGTCAACGCCCTGCGGGAGCAGGAGGTCAGCCGTGGCAAACGCAATCGCGTCGCGGTGGTACACGAGGTTCTGCGGGTACTGGCTTGAAGCGCCACCCAAGAACGTGATGACAGCGCCGGACTGCGGGAACGAGTCAACCGTGGCAAGAGCAACACTTGAAGTGTAAATCGCCGGGCTGATCGACACCGAAGAGTAAGCGCCGCCAGAAGCGGTGGCATCGGCAGTGACCACGAACTGCTGGAGCGAGCCAGTCGATTCGCGGGTCTGCGGGTTGACCGAGTAGACGCCAGCAATCGTGAACACGTCACCCTTCTTGATGGTTTGGGTGCCGGTTCCGGTGATGGCAATCGACGAGGTGCCCTGAGCCGAAACCGTCGTGGTCACGGTGTGAGCGCCAGAACGGCTGCCGGTCGTGAACTGCTTGATCGACTGCGACATGGCAAGTTCGTCGTAACCGAGGATGCCTTCACCCATCAAGCCGCTCTTGAACTGCTTGCTGATCGTCGACACCGGGTTGAACAAGCCCTTCATGCCCTCGACGAGCGCGGCGTTAGCAGCCGGGTTCACGGTGGCGTAGCGGGGCGACATGCCAGCAGCGGCTTCGTTCAACTTCTGCTGCGCCTGCAACAGAACGAGCGAGGTGCCCGGAGTCGTGCCCGGAGTACCAACCGACTGGTAGATGCTGTTGAACGAGTTAGCAACGTCAGCGTCGATGCTGGAGGCCAACTGGCTGATACGCGGCTTCAGCACGCGCTCGGCAAAGTCGTCCAACTGCATCGTCATTTCGGCGGTCGTAAAGTTGACGCCGATGTGCTTCTGCGAAGCAACCGTCAAGGTCGTGAACTGCTCGTTGTCGTCCTGCACTTGGAGGGCGGCACCGTCGGTCACAAGAGCGCGATCCGGCAGACGGATACGCAGCGTGGTGCCGATCTTGGCGCCTTCCACGGCATACGAATCGTCGTACTGACGGTTCACGTTACGGGTGATCACAAGGTTGTTCTCCAGAATTTCCAGAGCCTTCCGAGTGATCATGTCAATAGTAAGAAGATTATTAGCCACTTTCGTGTCCTCAAAAAGAAGTTAGCGGTTACGCGCTTCCCAGTTCTTAATCTGTCGCTGACGCTCGCGCTCGATCCACTCTGACGCACTCATGGCCGCGATGGACCGTGGGTCTGTCGTGTCGTAGACCGGAGCGCCAGTGCCTTTTGCCGTGACAGGCTTAATAGGCGGGGGCGCACTGGTAGTCTTTTTAACCGGGGCGGGACTGTCGGCCATTTTGGCCTCAATCTTCCCGATTTCCTTAGCCTGAAGGAATTGCGGTAAGCGGGAAATGCGCTCGGCTTCCTTCGGATTAGACCCCAGAAAGTAGGCTATATCTGGCCCCAAATCTGACGCCTGAATCGTCTGTGCCATCACGGTTGTGATCGGCAGTGCGTTGTTATACGCGACTTGCTCGAAGTCATCGTACTTGTCACGCGCCGCTTCTTCACGTTCGTGATACGCCTCTAAGAGAGCCATCTGCTCCCGCTCTGCTTCGCGTCGGGCGAGGAGTTCTGCTGCTTTGCGTTCGGCCAGAGCCTCGGCATAAGCCTCAGGGTCTTCGTCTCTGCTAGGCAGTGCGGCTGGTTCAGCAGGCGTTGATTGCGCCTTTAGAACCTGCTCTCTTTCCCAACTTTTACGCGCTTTCCTCAGTCTTTTATCAATGACTTTATCCAAATCCTCTTGCGTAAAGAGTTTTGGTTCAGTCTTCTCCGGCTCCGCTGCCTCGGGGACAGCATCTACGGTTTCCGGGGCTGCCGTAGCCTCGGGTTCCGACACGGCCTCTGCCGCTACAACTTCAGGGACTTGGTTTTCGTCCGACATAAACTTCCTTACGGAAACCTGATGAAACGCACCAGTACGGTAAAACTTTAACTTATTTGTTGCGTTTATGGAACAGGCAATGAGTATGGCTCAATGTCTTCCAATGTCAGCACAAATGTCTGGCTATCTGGGTCGCTAGGGCTAGTAGAGACGTTGACCACCTGAATGATGACCGCGTTTACTGCGTCGTCCTTGGCGTAGAAGGTGTAACTCTGGTTAGACGGGTTGGTCGAGTAGACCGGGCGTCCCCAGACAGTTGTCGTAGGCTTACAGCCGTCAACGTCCGCTGCGTACACCGCGCCGCTGTTGGCGCTAATTGACCCAAAGTCATACGTGACGTTAATTCGGAACTTGAAGAACGAATTGACGTTTGTTGGGGTTACGGCGCCGGTTGACGGGTCGTCCGTGTTTTCCCACGTAATCGTCTTTAGCCAATTCTGGGCAATGTTGTCCTTGACCCAGTAATAACTGTTGCCGGTTGCCAACTGCTCACAAATGTTCACAAACCCGTTAGTTCCGGTTGTAGCGTCAGCAAACGCATTGTTGTTGCGGATGCTGATGTTGCCAATCTGCGAGTTAGCGTCTAGATACGTATCGTCGCCAATCAGCATGGCGCTGGAGAGGCTGGTCGTGACGTTACGACGAATAAACGTATTGCCCTCGATGTAAATGTCCGTGCCGTTCAACAAGTAAATGTTGGGCGGCAAGGCAGCCGTTGCAGAGAGGTCATCGTCAAACGTGTTGTTTCGGATCGTAATGCGGTTAGTGGAATACGAGGTGGGTATAGCCTGCTCGCCAATCAGAATGGTGTGAACAGCGTTGCCTCGATTGGTAAACGTGTTGCCTTCCACAAGGACGTTGGTGCAGTTAGACGAATCCGACGTCACATGCGAAATCTCAAGGCAACAGTCATAACAGTTGTAGAACTTGTTGCCCGTGAACGTCACATCGCTTGAACGCGCAATGACCGCCGCAGCGCGGAAACTGCCGTCGCCCACGGTGCTACGGTGGTTAATGATGACGTTATTAGCAATGACGTTGTTGCAGTTATTGCCCGATCCTTGATAGATCGAATGGCGTCCGCAGTTGTCAAACACGTTGTCGGTCGCCGTAATCTGGGTGGCTTTTGCCATCAGAATGCCGTAACCGGAGCCAGAAACGGTGCCAAGAATGTTCTTGAACGAATTGGCGTAGGTAAAGCCTTTAGCCCAACTGCCGCCGAGGTTTGCGTTGTGTGCGATACCGACGTTGATGTTTGAGATGTTCAGGTCGTGGAATCGCGTATTGCTGATCGTCTGATTAGAGTCAGAACCGATTGCTGTCTGCGTATAAGACGCATCGTTATCGCCCACCAGCGTCAAGCCGTCGATCTCAATGTCGTCGCAAGTGCCGACCAACTGGAAGATGTACGCACCAGAGGGGGCGCTAGAGAGGAACACGCGGCCCTTGCCCGTGATGCGAATACGGCTTTTGTTGGTAATCGTCAGGCTGGCATTGACTCGATAATTGCCGTTCATCTCCAGCGTATCACCTGCCGACAACGCGGTCAGGGCGGCTTGCAAAGCAACCGTATCGTTGGCAACGCCGTTACCCACAGCGCCATAGTCTTCCGGCGTGATGACGTTACGGACTTGCTGAAGGGTGGCTTTAACCGTCGTTCCGCTTTCAACAACCGGAATTAGGCTGGTGCCCGGAATCGGATCGGTAGCAGCGACTAATTGTGAAATCTTAACGGTCGTAGCCATTAGATCGGCACTCCATCAATCGTTAAAGGATCACCAACTACCGCTACAGACGGAGTTGGTTCTGGCGTCGGCTCAACAACCGGCGGCTCAACACCATCCGGCAACGTCTCGACGTACTCACATTCTATCCAAGCCATCTCGCCGTGGTTCCAGTTCCATTGATAACCGGGGCGGTCAGCAGGCTTAGGATCACGCACGACCCACTCGTTGTTTAGCCACGCAACTTCCTTACCCTCCGGCGCTTCCGGCTTGGCAGGCACTTCATACCAACCCTTGTTATTGTCGATGACTTCGACCGGGTAGTGGCCTTTGAAACTATAGAGTGTCATGGTCTACCTCACAGAAGCGGGAACGCCGCTGTCGGCGGGGTGAAGCCAGTTGTATAACGGGCGTAGCCTTTGGTGATGCGAAGGTCTTGGATGTAGCCGGTAAAATAAGACGGCGAACCCCCGATGGTATATCCATTAGAAGCAATCAACGGCCTGTTAGCAGAATTCAAATAGACGTTGCTATCAGAATAAGTGCTGCCAGATTGAGTGCCATTAACAAACATCTTGGTTGAGCCAGAAGCGCGACAGATTGCAAGATGAACCCACTCATTTGTTGGAATGGCTGATCCACCTATAATTCTATCGGCAGCATTTACAAACAGAACAGGAACGCCAGTACCCAAATACCAAGTAATGTATGCCCCAGAGGTTGAGGTTGGTCGCCAATCCAGCAGCATTGCCGACTGGTTGGTTGCGGAATAAACCCACATCTCAATAGTCCAATCTCCGCTACCAAAAGCGTATAAATTTGAAGTCGCTACGTTGGGAACAAGGTAATCCCCCGTCCCATCGAAATACATCGACGACCCGCCGAACTTGCTCTGCGTCGTGCTGATCTGCGCGTTGCCCACCGTCTCAAGGTCGTTCTTGGACGTAGCATCGTAGATACCGGCGTTGGTGAAGTTGAGCAGAAGATTGGTGCCAGAAACAGCGGTAGGCGGCGCAGTTGGGATTGCTCCATTTAATGCCGTTCCGTCTATCAAAGACACGCCAGCACAATACCCAAACATGTTGTTTGTGCCTGCACTACCCGCGCCGATACGAATTGATTTGCTTGCAGAGCCAAAGGTTCCAGATAAAGTGTATGTGCCAGCAGATGCGTTATTGCAATAGGCCGTTACAGTTGACCCAGAACGACTTACAACAAGGTAATTCCACGCGTTTCGTTTGATTACGGCAGACGCAGTAATTCTTAACGTAGAGCCATTAAGATA